TACAAGAGTGTGAAGAGGAGAATATATCATGACTGTTTATTGGTGCGATCCTTATATGAATGCTGCTCTTGCTGATGGAACTGATAGATTGTGCGCGGGAACAAGCACTAGTGATTATCAAACAGTAAGGAATGGCACATATGCGAATCCTTTTAGTCTTTATGATTTATTCAATAGAACTTCTAATAGTGCAACATTAGGAACAACATCTGTTGCATTAGTAGCTAATGATGAAATAAGGATTAAAGGTAAAACAATAAATGATATGACATATGCTCTTGGTGATTATTATAGTAGTGCAGATTATAATTTTGATGCTGTATCAGGGACAGCTGCAACTAATCATGCAGCCTGGCATGCTGGGACAGGAGATTATGCAAACGCTGACGATCATTGGTGTGTTTTCAGTGGAACTAATATTGACGCCATGTTTCCAACAGGTGTAGATAAATTTCCAATGATATTATATACCACTGGAACCACTAGTGCTACGAGATTACAAGATTATTATAGTTCTTCAGATTATACATTTCTTTCTGAATCAAGGATTTTGTTTGGGGCAGCAAGAAATGCTGGATTTACTACTAATGGAAATCCCTTTTGCACATTAAGGGTTTTTAAAACAGGATATATGACTGCATTCACTGAATTAGCAAATGGTGATCATTATCACGCAATGGGTCATAATGTTACAATGAAGTATAGTGCGGGTTGGGTGAGTGAAACATCACAAACAGATGGTATTTCAATTGCTAATATTTATCAAAGCGATGAATATGAATATGTTGCTATAGGACAAGCATCCACTGGTCCACATTATGATTGTGGTCAACTTTTCATAAATTATGGTCATGATAATACGACTGTGACTGGTAATACTGGAGCAGCAGTCACTGCTACCAACAATAATAAAGGTTCATATATTAGAGGTTGGATAGAACCTAGAAGACTAAGCGTGACTCATAAATTCGGTGCTTATTATTGTAGTCGCTACTCCACCAATGGTGTATTTAATGACAACGGCAGTGTAAATATGGAAATTTTCCTGTTAATGGGGGGTCCAAGAATTCAAACTGATCTTACTGGAAATGATATACATATAAATTTAGGTATATCATATACTCCATATCTTCTTCAAGGGGATGGAGCCACCAACCAAAAGGTAACTTTAGGGTCTGCTTACTTTGGGGAGCTTAGTCTTGATTCTCTCTCCGTCGGTTTTTTCCAAAAAGTTAATCGTGGTCAACATACTGTAGAATTTATGAATGGAGCTAGTTATTATATGCAAGGTAGTACAGGCATAGCTACTTCAAACTCAAAATATGTTAATTTACATACTAATCGAACTGGAAACGCTGACGCTAATCATATATATCCTAATGTTCTCTATGGGCCAGGATTTTCTGGTCACTGGCTATCTGGTGTAACTTCGGGAAGGGCTCCCAGCGCAATAGGATCAGAAATATTTCAATCAACATCTGTCCCTTTCACTAATTCAATTAATTTAACACCAACAACTTTAGTTACAAGTAAAACATTAGATGGTTCAGATACATTTGGGATGATCCCAGTAAAAACTATCGGTGTATTAGAGTGTACATCGCAAAATTATAAAACCACTGCGAGCACAATAAGCAGTACTGCCCTTACTTTGGGAACTGAGAACTCAAACTTTCCTACTATTTTTGCATGCGAAACTAATGATTATGATAATAAATCTGTAACTTTAATTCCTTCAAGAACTTCTGGGATCCCAGCTTTAGCATATAATGAAACAGTTAGTGGAAGTGAAGCTTTAGTCATACAAGGCGGCACTGCTTCTGGTATTTATATTTATCCAATAGAAGTACAGGTTCCAAGTACATTTGATCCAGATGGATCAGCTGGCGTTAACGAATTAAGAGTAAAATTAGTATTAAGTAAAACTAGCAGTGCAACGAATAATCCTAGTGCCTATTGCTATTACAGAAATGATACTTCACGACAGGTGACTAATCCTACTTTTACAGGGGTTTCTACCAATCAATCGGGCGCGACAGCCCACACAGTAACTCTGACAAATGCTAGTTCTGGTCTAAAAATAAATAATTCTGTTTTTGTCTATATTCAATGGATACCAAATAACACCGGTGTTGGAGATAAATTATATGTTCATGACTGCTATGCTGAGGTTTACTAATGGCTGCGCCAAAAGTCTCAGCTTCAGGATATTTTAAAGGGTTAAAACCCTCAGCTGCAGGTGGATATCCCACGGGAACTACAGCAGGAAGTGGTCAGTCAGGTGCACCTGTACACGATGGGACTGTCATTACAGATAAATTGAAAATTGGGTCAACAACACCTGATGAAATAAGATATGGCTCTACCTATATTCCAACTGTGTATAGAGGATCAACCGTTATCTGGCATAAACCAGATCTACAAGTCCCCAGTGATGTTATTTTATATGTTCCTTTCAATGAAAGTACTAGCACTTCTTTAGCAGATATGAAAGTTTATACTAGTGCGCCTGGCTCAACAGATGTAACAGAAAATACAAATTGGTGGACTGTCAGTGGTTCTAAGAATTTCGCTGCTACTTTAGGGACAAATCCAGTTGGTCATAGCACATGTTTTAATATGAATGGTAGTGCTGGATTTTTAACCTCACCATCAAGTTGGTTAAGCAATATGCAAAATATAACAACTAATATTACCATTGAATATTTTTTCTATAGTTCACATAGCGAGAGCGCCAATATGTGGAGTGGTGCTAATTATCCGAAATATCATCAGCAAGGAGGTTGGGGTAATACCGGTCATGGTTGGACTGTAGAAAACGTGTCTACTACCACTAGTTGTAAGTTACAAATGTTAGTTGAGTGGGGTTATCAAAGTAACAGAGAATCTTCTTCCCAGACAACTTTAGATAGTAATTCTTGGTTTCATTTAACTCAAGGTGTACAGCAATCAGATAATAAGTTTTATCAATATATTAGCAATTCGAGCGGCAGTCAGAAACTTACTGATAAAGGGACAAACGCTAACTTTTCAAATTGGTCACCTAATCAAAATTTAAGGATGGCAGATAATGCCTGGATTAATGGCCAAATAAGCGAACTGATTATAAGAGTTAATCGAAGTGACTTTAATACAATCTATACTAATGGGCCAACTTGGGACGGGACCGCATTATTCTAATCCTCAAGTTGTAAGTTATCATAAATAGTCATAGATATTTTAAACGGAGATCTTTATGGCCAATCCAAATTCACGTGTTACACTGATAGATTATTGTAAACGAAGGCTCGGGGATCCGGTCATTGAAATCAATGTTGACGAAGATCAACTTGAAGATCGTATAGACGAAGCCTTACAATACTATCAAGAATACCATTCTGATGCTACAGTTCGTACTTACCTAAAACACCTTGTAACAAGTACAGATGTGACAAATGAATATATTACGTTGTCATCCGACATACTTTTCGTTTCAAAGCTTTTCCCCCTATCAAGTTCATTCAATAGTTCTTTTAACTTTTTTGATATTAAATATCAAATGATGCTGAATGACATAGCAGACTTACAAAATTTTGCAGGTGATTTAGCATATTACGAGCAAATGCAACAATACTTATCTTTACTTGATATTAAGTTAAATGGATCACCACAAGTGCAGTTTTCTCGTAAACAAAATCGACTTTATGTTTTTGGTGATTTCTCTGATAGTGATATTAAAGCTGGGGAATACATTGTTGCTGAAGTATACCAAATTGTAGATCCAAGTACGCACACTTCTATATTTAATGATATGTGGTTAAAAGAATATACAACTGCATTGATTAAACAGCAATGGGGTGCAAACCTCATTAAGTTTGAAGGTATGCAATTGCCAGGTGGTGTTATACTTAACGGTAGACAGATTTATGATGATGCAACAACAGATATTGATAAATTGAGAGAAACTATAAGATCTGAGCACGAATTCCCACCAGACTTTTTTGTAGGTTAAAATGGCAAGAAACGTATATTTTAGTGATAAAGTAAGATCCGAACAGAATCTTTATGAAGATATAGTAATTGAATCTCTTAAGATCTATGGCCAAGATGTTTATTATCTACCTCGCGATATTGTTGCTGAAGATAAAATCTTTGGTGACGACATCCCTTCCCGTTTTAATTCTTCTTATAAGATTGAAATGTATTTAGAAAACATTGAAGGTTTTGATGGTGAAGGTGATCTTTTTACTCGATTCGGTGTTGAGATAAGAGATGAAGCAACATTTATTGTATCACGTCGGCGTTGGACCCAAACCGTAGCGAGGATGGATAATGGAGTTACCTCTGTTAGACCATTAGAAGGTGACTTGATATACCTACCTCTTACAAATAAAATATTTCAAATTAATTTTGTAGAACATGAACAACCATTTTATCAGTTAAGTAATTTACCTGTCTATAAATTGCGTGCACAACTCTTTGAATATAATGATGAAGATCTTGATACAGGTGTAGCAGCGATCGATCAAATAGAACAAGATTATGCATACACTTATGTCCTTACACTGAATGGTACAAGTAAGATAATCGAGGTTGGTGAAACTGCAACACAGACACTTTCAAGTGGGGTAACAATAGCAGGTGAAGTTGCAAAATGGTCTGACTCAGATCAGAAACTACATCTAATACATATCGACACTAGTGACGATAAATTCCATGATTTCTTGACAAGTACTAATATTACAATCAGTGGTGGTGTTAATAGACCCGCTGATTCTGCATATAGTGTAACAGCTATTGCACAAGATAATAAGATATCAGCTAATGAACAGAATGATGACTTTGGTACTATTGGAGGAGATTTCCTCGACTTTAGTGAAAATAATCCATTCGGTGATCCGGAGAATAACTAATGTTTGGTACCCATTTTTATCACAAGAAAGTTAGAACATGTGTTGCTATCTTCGGAAAACTTTTCAACAATCTGTATGTTGTAAGACCGAATAGCCAAGTAAAAGTTCCACTTTCATATGCGCCAAAACAGAAATTCCTAGAAAGAATTAGAGATAATCCTGATCTCGATAATTCGCAAGTTGCAATAAAATTACCTCGTATGTCTTTTGAAATTACTTCATTTGCGTATGATCCAACAAGACAATTAACTAAAATTAGTAATTTTAATACAATCGGTACCGCAAATACGAACAGACAAAAGTTCTATTCTCCTGTTCCATATACAATTAATTTTCAATTAAACATATATGCAAAGACCCAAGATGATGCTCTTCAAATCGTAGAGCAAATATTACCGACATTTAATCCCCAATATACTCTTACAATTAAGCCATTTGGTACAGAGTATCCAGCCTTTAAAGAGGATGTACCTATTGTAATACAAGGATTAAGTTTTGCCGATGATTTTGAAGGTGCATTAGAACAAAGAAGGACTATTGTTTATACTCTTGACTTTGAAATGAAAGTGTGTTTTTATAGCTCTATAAATAATTCAGAGATTATAAGAACCGCAAAGACCACACTATTTGATATGGATGGTGGGGCTGGCGGGGATTCAGATATTGCATTAGAAAGAATTGATACGAATCCGAACCCTCTTTCTACCATTGGATTGGCAGATAGTGATTTTGGATTTACAAATACTATAACATTATTAAGTGATAGCAGCTCATGACAAGTGATGAAAGAAATATTAAATCAGATTATGATTATTCAAGAGAGACTTATTACGACTTATTAGAAAAAGGCCGTGGTTCTCTTGAAGATATGATTGAAGTCGCTCGATCATCCGAGCACCCGCGCGCCTACGAAGTATTATCAGGAATGATTAAAAACTTATCTGATGTGAATGATAAGTTAATGGATTTGAATAAGAAAAACAAAGATATGAATAAAGAAGAAGTAAAGCAAATTGCTTCTTCGACTACAAATAATGTTTTTCTTGGATCGACTGCTGACTTGCAGAAGTTATTACAGAATGAGGATAATATGATTGATGTCACTCCTGAATCAAAATGAATCCTACCTAGGCAATCCAAATGTAAAAAGAGATGGTGTAGTTCAAGAGTGGACTGCAGACCTCGTAAAAGAATATGCGTTGTGTATGGGCAACGCTCAATACTTTGCAGAGAAATATTGCAAAGTGATCTCTCTCGATGAGGGTTTAGTTCCTTTTAAACTTTACCCTTATCAAAAACAAATGTTTCAACAATTTCAGGATAATCGTTTCAATGTCGTTCTCGCATGCCGTCAATCAGGTAAGTCTATATCTGCGTGTGCCTTCCTCCTCTGGTACGCGCTCTTTCACTCCGAAAAAACAGTTGCAATCCTTGCGAATAAAGGCGCAACAGCAAGAGAAATGCTCTCGAGGATTACACTCATGCTTGAGAATATCCCCTTCTTCTTACAGCCGGGAAGCAAGGCACTCAACAAAGGATCGTTGGAGTTTTCCAATAACTCTCGTATTCTCGCTGCTGCTACATCTGGTAGTTCTATTCGTGGACTATCAGTCAACTTACTTTATCTTGACGAGTTTGCCTTTGTTGAGCGGGCTGCTGAGTTTTACACTTCTACTTATCCTGTGGTTTCAGCCGGAACGGATACTAAAATTATTGTCACCTCTACCGCAAACGGAATCGGAAACACCTTCTATAAAATCTGGGAAGGGTCAGTCCAAGGTATAAATGAATTTAAATCATTTCGTGTAGATTGGTGGGATGTACCAGGAAGAGATAATAATTGGAAAGAGCAAACGATTGCGAATACCTCCCAACTACAGTTTGATCAAGAATTTGGTAATACCTTCTTCGGAACAGGTGATACGCTGATTAATGCTGAGACCCTGATGGGGTTCAGGGCAAAACCTTATAAAAAAGCCTTAGAGGGAGGAGATCTTTTAGTATACAAAGAGCCTGAAAAAGATCATGAATATATTATGACAGTTGATGTGAGTAAAGGAAGAGGTCAGGATTACTCTACTTTTAATTTGATCGATATTAGCGTTCGTCCGTTTGCACAGGTAGCTGTCTATCGCAATAACACTATTTCTCCTTTACTCTTCCCAAATATTATTTATAAGTACGCAGTTTCTTATAATAATGCATATGTTGTAGTTGAATCCAATGATCAAGGGTCACTTGTTTGTAATGGAATATACCAGGATTTGGAATATGAAAATATCCATATGGAATCAGCAATTAAGTCGGATGCTATTGGCGTTGAAATAACAAGAAAGACAAAAAGACTAGGTTGTTCGGCAATTAAAGATATACTTGAGAATGGTAAACTTGAAATAGTTGATGAGAATACAATACTTGAAATATCTACATTCATTGCAAAAGGGCAATCATACGAAGCGTCAACAGGTAACCATGACGACTTGATGATGAATCTTGTTATGTTTGGATACTTTTCATCCTCACAATACTTCGGTGACATGACAGATATTAATTTAAAAGATATGATTTTTAAAAAACAAATGAAAGAAATAGACGATGATCTTGTTCCATTTGGCTTTATTGACGACGGAAGCGAAGCAATTGATCAGCTTGAGAATGGCACCAAATTTGAGTGGCAAGTTGAATATGACCCAAATTTCTAATTATTATAAATAATAAGAATATTGAAGATAACCGTATTATGAAAACATATAATTAGTAACCGAAAAAGGAAAAAGATATGGCATTAGGTACACCTTCCGAATCTCCTGCGGTTGTCGTCAAAGAAATAGATCTGACTGGCGGTGTGCCAAACGTTCAGTCGTCTACCGGCGCATTCGTAGGTAATTTTAGATGGGGACCAGTTGGCGAAAGAACCCGTATTTCAAACGAGGCTTCTCTTGCAGAAACATTCGGATCTCCAGATAATCTTAATAGTCGTGACATAGATTTTGTTAGCGCTTCACAATTTTTAAGATATACAAACACACTTCAAGTCGTAAGAGAAACAACTTCTGAGGCAAAAAATTCTGTCAGTGCAGTAGGACAATCTACTGCAGCAAACTTAGATGCGGTGACAGCTAACAATAAAACTAGCTTCAATGGATCGATCACTGCATTTGATTCAGATAAACACACTTTTATTGGTAGGTTCCCAGGGGCACTTGGAAATAGCATTAGAGTATCTGTTTTTGATTCTGCAACAATGACTGGATGGGCTTACGCATCATCTTTTGATGCAGCACCTGGAACAAGCACATTTGCTACAAATAAAAACGCATCAAATGACGAAATGCACATTGCAGTCATAGATCAAGGTGGATTATTAAGCGGGACAGTTGGCACTGTGCTAGAAACATATCCATTTGTATCAAAAGCATCTGATGCGAAAAACACCGATGGATCAACAAATTTCGCAAAAGATATAGTCAACGAAAGATCACAGTATATTTACATGGTAGACTTTGATTCTGACTTCCAAGCGGCAGGAGCTGGTACCACAGCGGACAGCGGAGAGAACTTCGTAAGAACAACAAGAACATTAACTAACTATGACCTTTCAAAAGGTGTTAATTCAGGATCGCTAACAACTTCTGAATATGCTACAGGATTTGATCTTTTTGAAGATAAAGATATTGTCGAAATTGATTTTCTTATTGCTCCAAGTATGACAACATCAGCTGATCAAAATACAGTCGTAAATGACCTTGTATCAACTGCTCAATCAACAAGAAAAGATTGTATCGTGGTTGCATCACCAGCAAGAGATGATGTAGTAAACTTAACAAGTGCTTCTGCAATCACAACAAATATTGTTGGTACTGCTGATGGATTTACTAAATCATCATATCTAGTAATGGACGGAAACTTCTTAAAAGTTTACGATAAATTCAATGATCAATTCCTCCAGGTACCTGCAGCATCTTCAACAGCGGGTATTATGGCAGCAACCGATAGAAACGCAGCCC